CGCAGTTTCTGTCAAAGGCAGAGTTCGGTGAGGATGTCCGCGAGGACATGGCCGACCTGCTGGAGACGGCGCAGCGGCGCGGCCAGAACATGACCTTACAGGAGGCTTACGAAAAGGCCACCTACATGAATGACAGCGTTCGCAAGGTCATGCAGCAGCGGCAGATGGCACAAGGCGCTCAGGTTCATACGCAGGCGGCACAGCGTGCGCGTGCGGCTGCGGTCAGTGTCTCAGGCTCCGCGCCGGTCGGTGCGATGCAACAGCCCGCGACCGACATCCGGTCTGCGATTGAGGCGGCTATTCAGCAAACCTCACGCTGATTCTAGAATTGCATCACGGCGCTGGTACAGGCCGTGGTGTGCCAAGTACCAGCAGCCACCGCACGCTCTCAGGAGACACTGCAACGGTGTCCCACCTGTGAACAAAGATCGGACTGATCAAGGTTCATAAGGCGCATCTGTTTTTGACCGGGCACCGCCCGCAACCAATCTCAGATGGAGAGTAATTATGCCATTCGCCAATTCATCGGTCAGCGACATCATCGCTACCACGATTCAAAACCGTTCGCGCACCATCGCGGACAACGTGACCAAGAACAACGCCCTGCTTGCCCGCTTGAACCAGCGCGGCAATGTCAAGACCATCTCTGGCGGTAACGTCATCCTTGAAGAACTGAGCTTTGCCGAGAACGGCAACGCTGGCTTCTACTCGGGCTATGACCTCCTGCCCGTGGCTGCTCAGGACGTTATCTCTGCTGCTGAGTTCAACATCAAGCAGTTCGCTGTTCCCGTGGTCATGTCTGGCCTGGAGATGCTGCAAAACAGCGGCAAGGAAGCCTTCATCGACCTGATGGAAGCCCGCCTGAATGTGGCCGAGTCCACCATGATGAACAGGCTGGCTCAGTCGGTGTATAGCAATGGCACCGGCTCTGGCGGCAAAGAGATCACTGGTCTTGACGCTGCTGTGCCCTCAGCTAACACCACCGGCACATACGGCGGAATCGATCGCGGGACTTGGTCGTTTTGGAGGTCGCAGAAGTACGACTTCTCTGACAACACCATCACCCCGTCGGCCAGCACCATTCAGGCTCCCATGAACACCCTCTGGGCGTCTTGCACTCGCGGCAATGACCGTCCTGACTTGATTGTGTTGGACACCGTCTTCTGGGGCTTCTACATGGCCTCGTTGCAGGCTATCCAGCGATTCACCTCGCCTGATACCGGCAACCTTGGCTTCCCCAGCCTGAAGTTTATGGACGCTGATGTGGTTCTGGACGGTGGTATCGGTGGCTTCTGCCCCGCCTCCACTGGCTTCTTCCTGAACACCAAGTACATCAAATGGCGTCCCCATTCGCAGCGCAACATGGTGCCGCTGTCGCCCAATAGGCGCTATGCCATCAATCAGGACGCTGAAGTTCAGATCCTTGCTTGGGCAGGCAACCTGACCTGCAATGGCGCTCAGTTCCAAGGGCGTCTGCAAGCGTAAGTTTTTGGTGGGACTGTCGTGGGTTCCCCTTCCCCTTGGGGTTTGGGGAACCACACTCCAAGGGTTTTTTTAAGATTTGAAGGGATACAAAAATGGCTCAAGCAACAATCGGCATCAGCAAGGCGGATGTTGTCGCCGCGACTGGTACTCCGCAATTTAGGCTTGGAACTGTTGGCGGTCTGGACGACCCGACCAACGGTTACCAAGAGTTTGTCTACGGTCGTGCTAACGGTGCGATCACCAATGTCGGCTATGTGTGTGTTGAGGCTACTGGCTTTGACTTCCTCATGGCTACGATCACCTCCACCGCACCGGGTCAGCAAGGCCCAGGCTCGCGTATTGGCGTTGCTCAGGCTACTCTGGCTGACAACGAGTACGGCTGGTTCCAGATTTACGGCAAGGGCAGCGTTCGCACGCTGGCTTCTGCTGCTAAAGGCACCAAGCTGAACACCACCGCGACCGGCGGCGTTCTCGATGATGACGCCACCGCTGGCGCGGAAACCATTGACGGTCTGGTTCTTGGCACTGCCACTGGCGGCGCTGAGGCGACCAATGCGGATGCGATCTTCTCGTACCCCTCTGTTGGCCGCACGCTGTAATGAGTCTGGGGCAATGTCAGAGATGGCATTGCCCCACTCTGTGCTGTTCACAATAAAAGGAAACAACAATGCAACCCACGACTGCGACGATTTTTGATGATCAGATTCCGTTGGCAAGGCCTGATGAAAGCCGGTACGCGATGGATGACAAGCTCTATGTCGAGTTCTCGCGTGAGCCTGTCCTGCATCCTGCCAAGTCACGCGATGCTGGCCGTGCTGTGTATGAAGAGCGTGATTTTGTGAAGATCCATGTTCCCGGCGACAAGACGACTGTGTGTGTCGAGCCGATGCATGAGATCAATGTGCAGCGTTTTCGCGCTCGGTATGAAAAGTGGAAGGCGGGTCAGGCAGAGGCTGTTGTTGGTACTCCACTTTCTGCGCTGCCGCAGATGACGCCTGCAAAGGTCGAGGAATACAAGTTTTTCAAGATTGTCACGGTGGAGCAGTTGGCAGACGCGAATGACCAGCTTGGTCAGAAGTTCATGTCTTTCCAGTCGGACAAGCAGGCAGCAAAGCGGTTCATCGAGGCGACCAAGGGCAATGCCCCGATTGAGGCGATGAACGTGGAACTGCAAAAGCGTGACGCTGAGATTGAGAACCTGAAGACGATGGTGGAAGCACTTCAGGCTCAATCGAAGACGCGCAAGGTAGCGCAGGCGGAAGTCTGATCTAAGGGGCCGGGATGCCGTACCAGATCATCAACGAGAGTTCTCTTTCGGCCATTGTGCAGAACATGGCCGCGATGGTCGGCTATCCCGTGCCCGCTGATCCTGCTGGGTCTACTGACCCGGCAGTGATCCAGATGGTTCAGGCTGTGAACATGGGCGGCATGGAATTGCTGTCGATGTATGAGTGGCAAGAGTTAACCAAGCCCTACAACATCAGTATCTCTGCTGACACGCCTGGGCAAACAGAGAAGTCGTTCGCGCTGCCGGATGACTTCTATGACTGGGTTGACCAGACCAACTGGAACGCGACCAATCAGTTGCCTTCGCTTGGGCCTGTGTCGCCGCAGATGTGGCAGCAGTTACTGGTTCGCACCACGCTGCCTACCCTGTCGTTCTATTGGCAGGTGCGCGACGGGCGGCTGTATGTGCTGGCACCGCCGACCTCCGCGCAGACGATGACGTTTTTTTATATCTCTGCTGGGTGGGTTAGGGATCAAGACGATCCCACGCTGTTCAAGAATCGGATGACCAAGAACGGCGACTTGTCGCTCTTGGACTCGACCATGATGACCATGTTTGCGCGGGTCAAGTGGTTGGAGATGAAGGGTCTTGACTCCAGCGCGGCCATGCGCGACTTCCAGGTTCAGTTTGAGAACCGCAAGCAGGCAGAGAAAGGTGCCGCAGTGCTGTCGATGGTTCGGGACTTCCGCTTCCCGTACATCCAGCCGCTGACTAACACCCCTGACACCGGGTACGGGGGCATCTGATGCCATTCGCCCCGCTCGCGCCTTTCAAGACCCCGCGAAAGGTCGCGGTGTCGCAGGTCGTGAAGATGCAGAACAACGCGCCCCCTGTGGGCGGCTTGAACCTGCGTGATCCGATCAATGCGATGAACCCGCTCGATGCGGTGCTGATGGATAACTTCATCCCGCGCCAGCAGGGCATCGAGATCAGGAAGGGCTGGCAGTACCTGACGACCGAGGCATCAGGACTCAACTACGAGTCGATCTTCGGCTACAACGCTGCATCGAGCGCGAACAACAAGCTATTCGCTGCGGCCAATGGCAACATCTACGATGTCACCACGGGCACGCCGACTGTCGCTGTGGCTGCGACCGGCAGCACCAGCAACCAGTGGTGGACTTGCCACTTTGTGACTGACGCAGGCGTGTTCCTGTTGGCCGTGTCACCCAATGCCGGTTACTGGACGTATGACAACGTGGGCGGCTGGGTCAACCGGACGGCATTAACGGTCGGCTTGCCAGTCAATGTACGCACGGTGGTGGTCTGGAAGCGCCGTGTGTGGTTCACGGTGCTGAATAGCTCGACCGTGTACTACATGCGAAATGTTGACCACATCCAGGGGCACGCAGATTCGTTCCCGATGGGTTCAACAATGTTGAACGGCGGCTATGTGTCTGCCATGCTGAACTGGACGGTCGATGCTGGCACCAGCATTGATGACCACCTTGTCGTGATCGGTACCGAGGGCGATGTCTCGATCTGGAAGGGATACGACCCAACATCGGTAAGCACGTTTGAACTGACCGGAGTTTGGTACATCGGTCAGGTGCCGAGGTTCGGCGTGTACTACACGCCCTTCGGTGGCGATGTGATGATCCTGAGCGTTCAGGGTCTGGTGCCACTGAGCAAGCTCATCAATGGGCAGTGGACTGACGGCAACAGCAACAACTTTCCGGCCAGCAAGATCTCTCCGACGCTGCCAAACCTTGTGCAGCAGTACCTGAACGCAGAGTCTTGGGATATGGTCGTGCTGCCGAAAGAGCAGTTGCTGATCATCAAGATGCCCGTGAATTCGCTTGGGCAGCGCAATCAGTTTGTGATGAACATTATCACGGGCACATGGGCGACCGTGAGCAACATGCCGATGGAGTCTGCGACCGTCCTTGACGGTCAGTTGTACTTCGGGATGTCCAACGGCCACATCGCTCGCGGCTATTACGGGAACACTGACGGCGCGTCATCTACGGGCACGGGCGGTTCTGCAATTGAGGCGCAGATGCAGTCTGCGTTCAATGACTTCCAGAGCCCAGCGAGCCTGAAGAAGTTCCAGATGGTGCGGCCTGTGTTCTTGGCCTCCAACGCGCCCAGCGTGGTCTTGCAGATGAACACGCAGTACGCGACGACCAGCGTGGCAGGCTCGCCTGCGTTCACGCCTGCATCTGGCGCGACATGGAACGGATCGAACTGGAATCAGGCCAACTGGGCTGGCAGCACTAACACCTATCAGGCGTTTGTTGGAGTCACTGGCTTGGGCTACTACGGATCGCTCACGATGAAGGTGCGCGGCCTCCCAGGCACGCTGTACACCTCCTGCCATGTGATGTTTGAGCGCGGCGGGGTGATGTGATGATGGTCGTGGCCCGCAGCCAAGAGGACAAGAAACTCGCCAGCGACATCTTGCTGCGCGAGATCGGCGTCCAACCGTGCGCGGACATGAAGGCGATCTTCTGGGTCAACAACGGGAAGATCGAGTGGTTTGTTGGCTACACCGGCTTTGTTGGCAAGGTCTGCCAGATGCACATGGTTAGCTTTGACACGCACTGGTCACCCAGGCCAATGCTTTTCGCTTGTTTCGATTATCCGTTCAACCAGTTGGGCCTCAGCAGCGTGCTGGGGATCGTCAACAGCAAGAACGAGAAGGCACTGCGCTATGACAAGCACCTCGGGTTCAAGGAGGTGCTGCGCCTGCCGGATTGTCACGATGACGGTGGCGACATCATTGTGATGAAGATGGATCGAGATGAATGCCGCTGGATCAAGGAGCGCAAGAATGAAACACGAATGGTCGCGTAGGGAGCTCTACGCGCACGGCGAACCGTTTGGCGAGTGCGCGACCCGGCGCAAGGTCACGGGCGGCTATGTCTGTGGTGGTGGTGGCAAGGGCGCACCGCCGCCTCCTGACTATCAGGGCGCAGCACAGCAGCAGGCTCAGGCGTCCAAAGAGATCACCAACATCCAGAACTACGCGAACCGCCCGACGCAGAACACGCCGTGGGGTAGTACGACTTGGGACACGAGCAAGGCGATTGATCCTGCGACTGGGCAGGAGGTCACGCAGTGGACGCAGAACACCTCGCTCAACCCGCAGCTACAGCAGGCTCTTGATTCTCAGATCGGCATCCAGAACCAGCGCAGCGGTCTGGCTGGCAGTTTCATGGATCGCGTCCGTAGTGAGTACGGACAGCCGTTCGACTACAACAACATGCCTGCGTTTTCGTTTGCGTCTGCGCCGCAGAACATGCAGACCTCGCTGGGCACTCAGGGCTTGCAGCGTGGCCTGAACATGGGCGACAACCCGGCGCTGCCTCAGTTCGACAGCAACTACCGCGACACGGTGGCTAAGTCGCTGATGGAGCGCATGGTGCCCGTGCATGAGCGCCAGCAGTCGCAGCTTGAGACCCAGCTAGCGAACAAGGGCTTGCAGGTCGGTTCTGAGGCATACACACGCGCCCTAGCCGATCTCGGCCAGCGCCAGTCTGCGGAGCGCTACAACGCGCTCGACACCGCTGGCAATGAAGCGCAGCGCTTGTTCAACATGGGCATGGGTGCGCGGCAGCAGGCGTTCCAAGAGGATGTCGGCGCTGGGCAGTTTGGCAATCAGGCCGCTGGGCAGGCGTTCCAGCAGGACATGGGCGCTGCTCAGTTCGGCAATCAGGCCTTGCAGAACCAGTACAACATGATGCGTCAAGGCGCGATGGATCAGAACACGGTGCGCCAGCAGATGCTTGCAGAGCAGATGCAGCGCCGTGGCATGAGCCTGAACGAGATGAACGCGCTGCTGTCTGGTCAGCAGGTCGCTATGCCTCAGATGCCTGGGTTCAATCAGTCCCAGCGCTCTGAGACCCCAGACATTCTTGGCGCGACACAGATGGGCTTTAATGCCCAGATGGATCAGGCCAATGCCAAAAATGCGATGTTTGGCAACCTGCTCGGCGCAGGCGCACAGCTTGGGTCTGCTGCGTTCATGTTCTCAGACCGTCGCCTGAAATCGAACATCAAGCGCGTAGGCACTCACGCGATTGGAGTTGGCGTCTATGACTTCACAATGATGGGCGTGGAGCAGCGCGGCGTGATCGCGCAAGAGGTTCAGAAGGTTCGGCCTGACCTTGTGCGGCGTCATGCCAGCGGCTATCTCACCGTCAACTATGGGGCACTGTAATGAACGGCAACAACGATGATCTGATGTTTGACTACCTCATGCAGATGGGCGCGATGCAGCCCGACATGCTGGAACTCAAGCGCAAGCAGGCGATGGTAGACACGCTGCGGAATCGCTCGATGGAGCCGATGCAGGGTCAGATGGTTGGCAAGCGCTACGTTGCTCCTGGTATCGCCAATGCAATCGCTCAGATGGGCACGGCATACATGGCCGGTCAGGGCCAGAAGGACGTGGCCTCTGGGCTGTCTCAGATGAACGCGACCCAGCGCGAGAATCTTGAAAGATTGCGTTGGGAACGAATGATGAGGCGCGGCGGCGGGATGTCTCTGATGACCCCGACCGAGGCGACCAACCCGATGCTGCAATACGGTGCTGAAGGGTACGAGTGATGGACGACTACGGACAGTTCAACTCAGCGGCTCCGCAGGACATGCTGACCGATGTTGTGCAGGGCCAGCCGCAGTCTGTGCTGCCCATGTCCCGCCGTGCTTACCTGATGAAGTTGCAGCAGCAGGCCGCTGACCTTGAGGGTACTGAGCCTGACATCAGCCAGTTCCAGCAGTTTGCTGCCGCACAGAAGCAGGCAGGCGAGGGATCGATGCTGAACGCTCTGGCCGCGCAGTACGCAGGCGAGCAGTTCCAGCCTGTGCAGGCTCAGTTCCTGAAGCGTGCGATGGCCGCGCAGGAGCCGATGAAGCTTGGCGGCATGATGATCACGCCGGATGGCAAGGTCATGCGCGATCCGTTCGCTGCTCAAGAGCGCGGCCTGAACAGGATCGACAGGCTCATCCAGCGTGAGCAGGGCGCGATTACAGCCCAAGAGGCGGCTGAACTTCGCAGGCAAGATGCTCTTGATCGCGCTGCCGATGCACAGAGGCGCAGAGAAGAGGATGTCGCTTGGCGGCGTGAGCGGGCGCAGGCTGGTGATGAGTTCAGACGCATTGGGCAGGGTATTGCCGCTTCTACTGCTGCCTTGGCCGCTGGTGGCCGAGGCGACAAGGCCGCTGACGCTCTCAGGAATGAGTACCTCAAGCGCAATGACAAGATCCAAGAGGGCATCGGGCACGGCCAGAACGTCATCCAGATGCTGTCTGACCCGACGATTGCCAACGACCCGACAAAGCAGGTCGGCCTGATCTTCTCTTTTGGCAAGATGCTTGATCCTGACTCGGTGGTGCGTGAGTCTGAATACGCACTGATTGCAGAGGCCAGAGGCATCGCTGATACGTTGCAGCAGTTGATCCCGAGGATTCAGACTGGCGCAAGGCTCACCCCGCAGCAGTTGGATTCAATGCGTCAGGTAGCGAACAACCTCATGTCCGGGGCTAACACGCGACGCAAGGATCTTGATCAGTATTACACCGACTTGGCGCAGCGCAGAAAGATTGATCCGAGGGATGTGTTGCCTTCCTATCGCGCAGGCGGCGGCGACGGTGGGCGTGTTGTCGATTTTGGCAGTCTGCCACCAAAGTAAGGGCTGAATCATGGATGTAAGACTGCCTGATGGAACGGTGATCACCAATGTCCCTGAAGGGATCACTCAGGCTGAACTGATGCGCCGCCTGGGGCGGGCTGACTTCGCGTCTAAGCAAGCAGAGATCGGCCAGCGTGCGGCGGCATCGGGCATGTCGATGACTCCAGAGGGCGGCGTGAACTGGCGTGCGGAGCTTGAGAAGCAGGCCGACGCCGAGATGTCGATGCCCAAGCGCCTGTTCAAGAGCCTGGGCGCAGGCTTCGCGGACATCCCGCTGGCTGTGCGTCAGATCATCAACCGCGACCCTGAGCAGGCAAAGGCTCTTCAGCGCGAGGCCGCGACAAAGCGTGACGTTGACAAGGCTCTGGCCGCAAGCACCAACCTTGGAATCCTCAGGGACAGGGCGCTCGGCATGGATGTGCCTACGCTCGGATCTGCTGCCCAGATGTACGGCAAGGTCGCGCCAACAATGGCGATCCCAGCGGCCCCGCTTGGTAGCCTTGGACTAGTCGGCAACGCCGCGCTTGTGGGCGGTGGACTTGCTGCGCTGGAGCCGACCGTCGAAGGCGAGAGCAGGGCTAAGAACATGGCGGTCGGTGCTGTCACAAGCCCGATCCTGCCTCTTACCAGCGCCGTGATCCGTGGCGGTCTT